GTGCACCTTGAACACGCAGCACCGGGTGTGAATCAAGGGCATCGCACCATGCACCTGATCCGGCGAGCTGAGCACAGTCGGCACCACCCCAACGTCGGCCAGCGCCATCTCCATCAGCCGGTCGAAATTAGTGGTGATGATGACGCGGATGTACCCCTTGGCGGCAAGACCGGCGATGGCACGGTGCGCCGCACTAGGCGTCTTGAGCCCCTCGGCGCGTTCCTCCTCGGAAGGCTCGAGATAGCCGCGCAGCAACTGCTGGCGTTCAGCTGGGGTTTTAGCCAGCGCGTCCAGCAGGTCGGAATAGTCGGGCTCTTTGCCGTAACGCTCGCGATACCATAGGGCAGGATCAGCTCCGCAGGATTCGCCCGCCACCTCGGCGAGCTTGCGCACCAGATCGAGCGTGACTTCCCATCCAGTCGGAATACGTGCGGAGCGCGAAACGCCCGAGCCAAGCAACACGGCGTAGACGCCGGGGTTCGCTTGGATGGAGAAGGCAAGGGAATGCAGCGGGTCGATCATGCCAGCCCCCGATCTTGGAGAAACCGCTCGGCATCGCGCACCCGCACCTGTCCGGAAGTTAGCTTGGGCAGCAGGGTGTTGCGCAGTTGGGCGAGGGTGCGGGATTCCTCGACGCTGGACAGGATGGCGTCAAACCACCTTCTGACCATTCCTTCAAATGCCGAAAGAACATCCGGAGGCGACACGGGCCGCTGGATTGCTTCAAATGTCTGGCGAGTGATAGTCGAAAACACCGAGCCATGCGCCATGGACTTCAGTTGATCGACCATTTGCTGTGCTGTGAGGTAGACAAAGTAATCACCCGCACTGCCAGTGCCGCGTAAACCATAGCAAGACTGGTTGAATGTCATCTCTCGTCCTGCAATGGCGAGGTTGCCAACGGTGCCTCGGGCCGAAATGATGGTTGTGCCTTTCGGAATCAGTCGCGCTGAACTGTCGGCTAAGCCTTGAGCTGTTATGTTCTTTTCCGTGGCAATAACGAATACGTCGCCGGCTGGCGGAGTGTCTACCACCGAGAACCAAGGTATGTCTCCGCCCCAGTACTCCTCGACGGATGTCTTAGGTGTTCCCCCGCCAATGATCGTCAGTATCTCGCTGAGCGGTTGCACCACCCACCCCTCCGGAATCTCGCCCAACTCCGAATCGACCAGGCGGTCGGGGAAGAGGTCGTAGAGGTGGGCGGGTAGCCCCGGCAGCGATTCGCCGCGCCGCCAGCGGCCTTCCAGCTTGGCGCGCACCGGCTCGAAGTCCACGAACCACGCGCGAAACAGGGCGCGGGCCATGGCCTCCAGCGTTTCGTTCTGGCGGCGCAAGAGTTCGATCTTGTCGTCCAGCGTGCTGAGAACGTGGGCGATGGCGCGTTGTTCTTCGATTGGTGGCTCCAAGAAGGGGCAGGCACTAAGAATTGACGTATTGAGATTTGGCATTGTCGCGCCGTGGGCGTGGCGGACAATCCACTCCCGCACGCTCGGATGGCCAAGGTAATACGACACAAACTGGGGATCAGCCCCTTTTTCACCAAGGCGAACACGAAGGCAACCAGTTCCGCACAGCCAACCATCTTCATGAGCACGCACCAAGGCTCGGCGTTCGACGTCACCGCGTCGGCTATAGACAATGTCCCCGGTGCGAACGAGGTAGCGGCTCAAGCGTTGCGCATCCTCTGCCGTAATGCGCGCAATACCCTCCTCATTAAGCCGGTTGTCTCCGATGTTCTGGGGCATGATCGACGGGATGCCTACGGGTACATAGTCAGCTGCGTGCAACTGGCTACCAAAGGGGCCCGTCTGAATATCGCCACCGCCTTCGGCGCACGCAGCACCAAGCGTCTTGTATTTCCAACCGGGCGGGATGAGACCGAACAATTCCTCACCCCCCATACCCAAGCTCCTTCAGGTTGGCCTCAATCGCCGCGTCCAGCCTGGCCGCTTCCGCCCGCTGCTGCCGCCACTGGGCCGCCAACCGAGCCATTTTTTCCTCGAACGGTTCGCCATCGTTCTCCTGTTGCGCTGCGCCCACGTAGCGGCCCGGGGTCAGCACGTGGCCGTGCTTGCGGATTTCATCGAGCGAGGCCGATTTGCAGAAACCGGGGATGTCGGCGTAGTCGCCCGCGCCCGGCTCACCACGCCAGGCGTGGTAGGTGTCGGCGATGCGTTGGATTTCCTCGTCGGTAAGTTCGCGCCGGGTGCGGTCCACCAGCACGCCCATCTGGCGCGCGTCGATAAAGAGCACCTGCCCGCGCCGGTCGCGCAGGCCCTTGCCGGGGTTCTTGTTGCGGGCTAGGAACCACAGGCAGGCGGGGATCTGCGTGGAGTAGAAAAGCTGCCCGGGCAACGCCACCATGCAGTCCACCACGTCGGCCTCGACCATCGCCTTGCGGATCTCGCCTTCGCCCGACTGCTGCGAGGACATGGAGCCGTTGGCCAGCACCACACCCGCGGTGCCGTTCGGGGCAAGGTGGTGATGGATGTGCTGCAGCCACGCGTAGTTGGCGTTGCCCACAGGCGGCACGCCGAAGCTCCAGCGCACGTCCTCGCGCAGGCGCTCGCCGCCCCAGTCGGAGATGTTGAACGGCGGGTTGGCGAGGATGTAGTCGGCCTTGAGGTCGCGCAGTTCGTCCTTGTGGAAGCTGCCTTCGTTGTTCCAGCGGATGTCGGCATCAATCCCCCGCACCGCGAGGTTCATTTTGCACAGCCGCCAGGTGGTGTAGTTGCTCTCCTGCCCGTAGATGGCGATGTCGCCGATGCGCCCGCCGTGCTCCTGCACGAACTTTTCCGACTGCACGAACATCCCGCCCGACCCGCAACACGGGTCGTACACGCGGCCCGAGTACGGCTCCAGCATTTCAACCAGCACGCGCACCACCGATCGGGGCGTATAGAACTCGCCGCCGCGCTTGCCCTCGGCGCCGGCGAACTGGCCAAGGAAATACTCGTACACGCGGCCGAGGATGTCGCGGGATTGGTCGCCCGCTTCGCCCAGCGCAATGCCGGAGATCAGGTCGATGAGCTCGCCCAGCATCACCTTGTTGAGCGCGGGGCGGGCGTAGTCCTTGGGCAACACGCCCTTCAAGGACTCGTTGTCTTTCTCGATGGCGCGCATCGCGTCATCGATCAAGGTGCCGATCTCGGGCCGCTTGGCGTTGGCCTGCAGGTGCGACCAGCGCGCTTCCTTCGGCACCCAGAAGACGTTGTCCGCGAGGTACTCGTCCTTGTCCTCTGCGGCCTGGGCGTCTTCGGCCAACAACGCCCTGTGCTTGGCCTCGAAGGCGTCGGAGATGTACTTCAGGAAGATGAGCCCGAGTGCGACGTGCTTGTAGTCGGAAGGCTCCATATTGCCGCGCAGCTTGTCGGCGGCCTTGAAGAGTTCGGCTTCGAAGCCGAGGTGAGCCCCGTTGCCATTCTTGGCGGTGTCATTCTTTGCCATCGTGTTCTTGTCCTTTGCGTGATGTCTTGGCTGGCGGGGGCTGGTAGCCCGGCGCGAGCTTGGCGTTTTCGACGCCGTACAGCGCCAGCGGATCGGCCAGCCACAGGCGGTACTGTTCTTCGGTAAGGCGATGGTCGGGCGAGCAGTCCACGCTCCAGCGCAGCAGCATGTAGCCGGCGACCGCCGCGCGCACGCGCACCCGCAGCGAGCCGCCCTGCATCCCGTAGTCCCGCTCGATGATCTCGGGGCGTTCGAGGCGCGGGTGCGGCACAAACTCCAGCTCGACGATGCGCGTCCACTGGATGTCGTGATCGGGCCGCTCAAAGGCCTGGGCTGCTTCATCCAGCAAAGTCGGCGCTTCGATGCGCGTGAGGACGAAGTCCCGGAACTCGCCGCGCTTTCGGTCAAAGGCCCGCACGTGCCAGCGCAGGCCGGTGTCCACCAAGGCGAAGGGCACAATGACCCGTTCGGTCTCGCCGCTGCTCATCGAGTGGTAGCGAATGGCGAGGGGCCGCTTGGCGTGGATCGCCCGGCACACCGGGGCCAACACCTCCATCCTGGGGTTGGAGAGGGCGGCGGGCGACTCGCACGGCAGCAGCGGTTGCAAGGACCGGGCCGGGCTATTCACGCCTTCGCCAAACCCATGGGCCAGCGCCGACAGCACGCGCTGCGGGGCGTGCTCGAACAGGGGGGAAAACGCCTGTCCGATACGGTAGACCTTGTGGCTGCCGTCAAAGGTGATGTTCTGCGGCGCGATTTCCCGGTACAGCGCCAAGTCACGCGTGGCCCCGGCCGGCGCCACCCCGAAGCGCTCGATGAGGTCGGGACGGCCGATCTCACCGAAGAAGTAGAGCCGAAAGTCGATGTAGGCCAGCCGCTCACGCTGGGCGTGGCTCAAGCTCTCGACGCGCTGGGGTTGAGTCACCGAAGGCTCCTCATCCAAGGCGAACGACCGAAAGGCTGCGATTGGTTTTATGTTTGTCCATTGCTAGGCGACTCACATCATCAAACTGATGACATTATGCGCCACAATCTGGACGGCAACAACACGGAGATGGCCGAGCCTTGGGAGGCGAGTTCGATTCCGTGCTTGGAGGTTGAACCAGCGTCCTCGAAAGACGGTTGGGCGCGACATGCGTGCCCCAAATGACAACGATCCGTGCAGAATCGCCGTTCAAGGCTACTCATGGGGACTCATTGCAGCCGTGATTGGCCGCGTGGCGTCGCCTTAGCACCACCAATACCCAAAATCCCAACCCTTATCCGGTTGGGATTTTTTTGCCCGTTCTCCCAGTGTTGGCGCGGCTTCCGGGCCTGGCCTCGCGAGCGCACCCCCTGCGAAGGCGGCGTTTTTGCCCCCGCCGACGCCTCTCTGTTCTCCGTTTTCTCTGGTGGCCACGCGAGCGTTCTCGAGGTCACTTCCTTTGCTGGCGCGAGGTTAGAGGTGGTCGGTTGTGGTTGGCAACTCCTGTAGCGGTAGCGACCGAGTGCCGAGCGGCCACAAAAAACCGCCCGCAGGCGGTTGCTGGCGCCACAAAGATTCAGACGCATACTTTGTGCGGGATGTCGGCATCGACGCACTCGCTACACCGCCCATACAAAATGATTTCGTGCTCTTCTACTTTGAAACCCGACGGAGCCAACTGATCCAGATTGCCCGGGCAGGCCTCGAGATCAAAGACCCGCTCACATTGGCGACATTGGAAATGGTGATGGTGGGCGCGACTGGCCATTTCATAGCGTGGGTTCTGCCCCGGCAGCACCACCGCCTTGATGACCCCCTCATCTTGCAAGGCTTTAAGCTGCCGATACACCGTCGCAACGGACAGCTGAGGCACGGTCGCTGACGCCAGCGCCAAGACCTCTTGGGCCAATAAGGGGCGCTTGGCCTTGACCAGCGCATCGAAGATGGCCTGATGTTGTCGTGTCTTTCGTTCCATAACGACTCAAAGTCAGGGGAGCAATGCGCGATGGCTGCGCACTCGCCTTGACATTGTGCAACCCCACTAACGAGAATGCAATATCATTAGCACTAAGGAGATCCTCATCCCATGCAGCCAACGACCCGTCGCTTGCCCGTCACCGTGCTATCCGGCTTCCTGGGCGCGGGCAAAACCACGCTACTCAATCACATCCTGAACAACCGAGAGGGGCGGCG